TGAACCAACACCGCCAACTAAGCCGCTTACTAAAGAGCCAATACCTCCACTAACGGTATTACCGATAGAGGAGACTATTCCATCAAACATTCCCATATTAGAAATGGTCGATTAAGCCAGGTACAGAGTACATTGGCAGTGGACGGGCTTTCTTAACATCAAAGAAAGAATCAAAGATGAATTGTTGTCCGTTTGCAGCTGCTCCAACAGCTAACACACGGGACACAGGTGGCGTGTCTTTGATAAAAGTGTCGTTTAATGTAGGTACTGCTGTGAATTTCTGGGCAAGATGCCAGCCGTCAATAGTACCGGAAGCTGTAGATCTAAATAAGCTTGAAATTCGTGATGGGTAATATCTATATTCTGCCCAACGTTCTTGATAACCGAATACTCCTGCATCGGTTGTATCGCCTGTAACATAGATTTCTTGATTTAGAACAGCTTGTTCGCCTAATGTAGCAAAAGCTGGGAAATAGAAATCATATCGTGTGGATCTACTCCACATTCTTGACAGACCTTGTTGATATGTTAAGTCTGCTCGGACAGATACTAGACCGATAATAACGCCATGTTCAACGAACGATTGAGTAAAGCCATGATTGTGAGCAAGGGTAGTACCCATAGAAGCAAGTGTACCCAAAGGGGTAGTTGTACCGGACGCACTAGTTCCAGAGGTCTGCGCAATTGGACTGATGTTGATATCAGTTGAACCACCACCCAAATACTCAGGACGCTGTAAGCGAGCGTCAGGGCTGACGACGCCAAAGTGAGAGCGAATAATTTCAGTATATCGAGTTCCGCCACGAGCGTCCCTTTCAAGTAATTTTTGTATTTGAAATGATTGGCGTAATTGGTTTATTGTTGCTGCTGTTGCTGTAGATAGATCAGCAAATAGACCGGTAGCAGCTCCCCAAATAATAGTGCCACCTGTAGAAGTACCAGTTGCATTAACGGAAGGGTTTCCACCCACACCAACATAGAGACCAGCATTGGTTAATCCTCCACCGGATATTTGTGGTTGTGTGCCAGTAGATCTGACTGGAGCAGTTGTACCTAATGGTAAAGTTACGGCAGAGCCTTTTTGTGGCCAAGGTAATGATGAAGTAAAATAATCTTTACGTTTTCCACGTCTTAATAATGTGTAGTTTGCTACAGTATCAGGGCCATCGCCCTTATCAACAACTACAGAATTTTGTAAATTTTCGTCTCGAAACCATTCGTTATAGATTAAGTTGTAAGCACGCGGCCAGAAGGCGCAATGACTTACTGTTTTTGTTGCAGTGACTTGTCCTACTGTAGGTAGTCCCATATAGTCTTGCAACGAGCCAATGGCATAACCATTGGCGGGTGACACCTGCTGGGGAACTACATAAGATATTGAGTCCCCTGGATTTGTTTGTTGCCCCATGAATTTTTGCCAGTTGTCCCAAATAAGTCTATTTGGTACAAAGAAGAAAAATGATTCAAGGTGCATATTATCCATAATTGGATAAAGTGGTGTTGATAGACGGGCAAATGCCGTCATGTTTAAATTGAATGTGTCTCCTGGTAGAACTTCGTCTACATATACAGGGACAAGATAGCCCGCATCGAAGGTAGTTTTATGTGTACTTTGACAGTCAAATTTTGATCGCGGAATATCCGCTTTTGGAATCATTGTGAACTGATGTATATCTACTGAGCGATTGCGTTGCATAGTTTTCCTTGGTAGTTATTCCGTGAGAGGGTTGCCCCTCTCTACGGTTTAGTTTTGTATTTTTACTTGTTTACCCAGACTAAGTAATTTTGGTTGTTCGTGCAACTCAAATAAGCCTGTATTGTCATCGAACTCTCCGAAGTCATACAGGTCGAAGTCATCTGGGTGATTGTATAGCTGATTATCAGCATCAGAACGATTAACTTCATCACTGAAAGATCTGATGGCTACGCCTATAGAGGGTACAAACATTGGTCGACCATACGCATCGGCTGCTCGGTCTTTTACTGAACATAGTACTAGTTTCATGAGGATTCCTAAGTGAGGTTACGTTTAAGTTTTTGAAGTTTAGCATTTTGGACTGTTTCTTTGACTAGTAGTCTTTCCAAAGTGTTATCTTCACTATTTAGTTTACCGTTTATTTCTCTTTTGTAAAGTATTTCGTCAAATTCATATGGATTGTCCATTTTGTATTTTTTGTCGTAGAACTTAGGAGGTTTAACCTTTTTTCCTTTAATTATGACGTAATCATGTGGATATACGTCTGTTTTGTATGTTTTGTACCAGTCATAGCCTATTCCAGGCTTTAATGACATTTTATTGAATTCGGGTTTACGTGTAGTTATTTCCCCTGTTTCGGGGTTTATTTCTGTGTAATGAGCTTTTGAGTTATGTCCGGTAACTTTTTTCATAATATATCGCGCAACATATGCTGCTGATTCGAAGTTAACGTCTCCAATGGAGGAATAACCAAATGGCCAGAGAGTTTCAAGGTCTTGGGATCTATAAAGCATAGAACCAGAGGGAGACCTTTTCCATAATTTTTTATCATGAAAGTCGAATCCGAAGATACAGGCGTGGAAGTGAGGTCTGCCGAAATTTTCGCCATATTCTCCAGCCATGTAATAGCGGATTCTAGTGTTCCCGAATTTTTTGCGAAGTCGCTTAATGAACAGTTGAAAGTCTTTGTAATGTAAGCTGCCATCGCTTGGGAGATGTGTATTGTCATATGTGAGTGTTATGAAACAGTTTTTTTCATGTAATTGGGCTTCATGCATACAACGCATAGCCCATTGGCGTGATCTTTCTAGCCTGCAGCCAATACATTGTCCGCAAGGCAAAGATAATGTTTTTACAGTATTGAACCATCGTCTTTCTTGAAAGACAATAGTTCCGTCTGCGCATTGATACGCAGTTAATGGGTGATAGCAAGGCATGTGAGGTGCCTGGGGGTTTTATTAGAACCTCCAGCCTCCACGCTGGGGTGCTGATCTCATATTTGGTGATTTAGTCTTTCGGCTATGATGCCGAAAGGTTTTAGCTGATTTTCGTTTATTTACGCCATGACGTTTCATATACATTTTTATCTCCTTTTGTGGTTGGTGTCACCTAGCACAGTTACATCTAGTAGGGTAACTGTGCTTGCGGTCTATTCGACCGCTTTTTCTTGAGGAACTTCAACGACTTGCGGCAGTTCCTCAGGTTTATTTACGAGGCCTAATTTAATTGCCTCGTTTTTGTTTTCAGGGTTCTCCAGGAACTCAATAAGTAGAGCAGGATCATTTTCAAATCTTGCTCGTAATGTGGCTGGTAAAGCCATGAATTCGTTCTCTGCAGCTATAACTTGGTTAAGAGCAGTATGGTAGTCGGTAATACCGCTAAAATCGCCATAACGAGGCGATATAGTGGTTTCTGGTAAAAGTCCAGTAACGTTAAATTGACGTAAGATATTATTAATGTCACATTCATCTTTGAAATGCTGCTGAGCCAGGGAAGCATCCTCACAATGCAACCCTGACTCATTAGATGCAGCATCTGTATCGTAATTGTATGGTGTACGCAAAAACGGAAGTTTTTTCATTTTGGTATATGTTCCTGCAATGGTGTTCCTTTCGTAACATCACGAAGGAACGTTTTAATATCTTGATAGTATGGCCGATCAGTAGTCGGTCCTTTACCCTTTTCATAAAGAGATGACAAAGCAGATGTTTGTCTAGTTGAAGCAACGTTTAATCCTGCTTTAGTCAGGATTTCGTTGGTTTGAGCCTGGGTTAAACCAGGCTTATAAGCTTCTGTAATAGCAGTTGCTCTTTTTAATACAGCAGAAGCATTAGTATCGTCAATCTGCGAGTGTATTAACTCTTGTTGACTAGTTAGATTTTTTAATTGCTGGTATTTATCAATACCAGCTTGAGCTGAAGCTACCCCAGCACCTATAGCATTTTGCATTTGAGCTTGTGCGCCGACTTGATTTCCGGCGCCGCCTTGTTGATATGCAAGCATGGGATTTAATCCAGCTTTTTGCATATCAGTAACAGCAGTTTGATATTGAGTTGCTCTTTGCTCATTTTGGAATTGCATTTGTTTATCAGACATAGCGGCATTAGCTTGGTTGGCAGATTGTTGGCCCATATATGAACCAACACCGCCAACTAAGCCGCTTACTAAAGAGCCAATACCTCCACTAACGGTATTACCGATAGAGGAGACTATTCCATCAAACATTCCCATATTAGAAATGGTCGATTAAGCCAGGTACAGA